AGTCGAATTTTTCCACTTGACTCCATCCCAGATGTAGTTCAAGTAGGTTTGTCCTGTTGTTGGTGAAGTTGGAAAAGTTAAAGGCATAATTGTACTTATCTAATTTATGGGCCCACGCTGTTTAGGGCTTTTATAGCGGCAGCTACTCTGTCTAATGCTTCTGCTATACTTGTAGGAGGAGCACCACTCCAGTTGCCGGGTACCGCGGGTGTGTATGAATCGTTAACTGAAGATGGGGGAGTAGGAGCTGTAGTAGTTGCTGGAACCCAAATTCCACTGTAATTTATATAAAGATTGCCCTCTGCGTTGTCCCACCATAATGCTCCGTTTATAGGGCTACTTGGCGGAGTCGCGCTGGCAGGAATTGTAATTCCTTCATAAGCAGTTGTTTGTACTGTAGTATCTGGGAATGTTATAGCCCCAGTGCTATCAAAATTCCAATAATTTGATCCGCCGCCAGAATATCCTTGTGTTTGAATACTAATACCACCAGAGCTACCTGCTAGCATAGTAACATTGTTAAGATCATCTCCAAATATAAGATCAACGGCCTCTGGATTCTGCTTCATTATATGGAAATGTGTAGGACCACCGGGTTCAGGATGATTACCGAACAATACAGTTCCACGATCAGTGGTCATGCTAATACCTAGAGTAGCATTGCTTCCATCGATACTATTATTGTTAGGCCAAGTAATCTTGTTTGGTAATGTTAGACTGCCATCTGAACCAAATGTAAAATATTTTGAACTATCGCCTGTTCTAATAACAACATCACCAAGATTAGAATACAATGTTGCGGTATTATCATTACTGAATAATCCGGTACCATTGTAGTTACTGCCAAGATTCCAGGTTCCATCATTATTAAATGCCAAGTGGCTTTGTTGCGTGTACGCTTCAAAGTGATCTGGAGTTAGTTCTGTGTATATTGGGCAACCTGCTACTGACGGAGTAACACTCCAATGAGTCGATCCAGTATAGGCAGTATGCTGTACAGTATTATCTGGGAATGTTAATGTGCCATCTGTTCCAAATGTCCAAATCTCAGTATTGTTAACTATTGTGATAACATTATTCAGTGAGTCAGTTTTTACAGTAAGGTTTCTTGTACCGCCATTGTTTCCAGAATAAATGTATGCTGTTCCAGAGACTGATGAAGATACTTGACCATAAACATTAAAATCTGTGTCGTGTGTTAGTAGGCTAATACCGCTATTATTATTACTCCATTGGCCGCCAAGGATGACCGAACTGTCGGGTAATGTAAGGCTACCATCTATGCCAAATATCCAATTGTGGTCACCATTGCTTCTTAATGTATATCCACTACTATCGGTATAGAAGCCACGACCACTGGAATCACGCAGATCTATGTACTGTGTCACGCTGTTGTCTGTGGCAAACTTATAAGGAGTTCCACTGTCTAGTTTGGCACCGTTTGGCAATGTTAAAGATCCGTCTGAATTTAGTGTAAGAGTTTCACTGCCGTTGACCAGTGTATTACCAGAACCACTAGAAACTGTCGCCCAACTTAATGAAGTACCATTAGTAGTTAGATATTTTCCACTATTGCCAGTAATTGATGGAAATGTAGGGCCAGTATATGCCGCACGTTGAACATCTCCACCTGGAAATGTAATATCTCCGCCAACACTGAATGTCCATACTGAATCTGAATCACTTATGCTAACAACAAAACTTCCACCAACTCCATCAATATAAGCTAGGCTTGGACCATCTGAGATTTGATTAGTAGCACCTGAAGATCCGGCTGGGCCTTGGATACCTTGTGGTCCTTGGATACCTTGTAATCCCTGAATCCCTTGCGGGCCTTGTGGTCCAGTAGCACCTGTAGGTCCAGCAGGTCCTTGTGGTCCAGGAGCTCCAGACGGGCCTTGTGGACCAACAGTTGATTGAACAGTCGCAACCCAAACGTTGTTATAATAGATGTACAGGTTGCCTTCTACATCATCCCACCATAGTGCGCCTTCTACAGGACTACCAGGCGGACTTGGGCTAATAACAGTACTAGGTGGAATTACAATATTTCCAATCGCTGTTGTAACATAACTTTGTGTAGCGTATGTACTTAGATCAAGGGGTCCAGGATATGCTGTTGTTTGAACTGAGTTATCTGGAAATGTTAACCCAGCATGGCCGCCTTGATAAACACCAAAAGTCCAAGTTGCCACAGCGTTGTCAACACCATCGCCTGTATTAATTTTTACAGGATACCAGCTGTTAATGTCAAAATGTCCACTACCGCCTAGTCCTGGAACTTGATAATTAACCGCTCCTGGTACTGATAAAGTACCATCGGTGCCAAATGTCCAACTGCGAGCATTAGATCCACTGTATGTGTAAATCTCAATATCTTTGTCGTGAGCGCCGTCTATGATAAATCCGCCAGGATCGCTATAACCAAGAGTAGTGCCTTGTGGAAATGTTAAATTGCCATTACCATTTGCGCCAAATGTCCAAGTATTGTTACTGCTAATAATTCTTATTGGACTAGCACTTTGTATTAATGCTCCTGCGCCGTCCAATCCGTTAGGTAGATTTAAGTAACCATCTACTCCAAGACTTACAGTATAACTTCCATTAACTAAACTGCTAAAACTAGTTGGTATAGTTGGTTTGTTTGTTAAATCATCATAGCTACCACTAAATGGTGCGGCTACACTAATAGTACCATCTGATTGTACAGTAATGTTACTACCAATAATTACACCTCCAAGTGCGCTAGTAGTTGCTGGTGTATTAAGGCCGGCTGGTCCAGTATCACCTGTATCGCCCTTATCACCTTTAGGACCAGTATCTCCTGTATCGCCCTTATCACCTTTTGGTCCTTGTATACCTTGATCGCCTTGTATACCTTGTGAGCCAGTGTCACCTTTAGGTCCAGTAGCTCCTGTATCGCCCTTATCACCTTTTGGTCCTGTAGGTCCGGGATCACCTTGTGGTCCTACAATTTGTCCAACATCATGCCACGCATTGTCTGCGCCCCAGAACCATAAGTGCCCTGTATCAGATACCAGATATCCATTGTCTAAACTATTACCAGTTGAAGGTAAATCTGCGGCTGTTGCTACTGTGCCTAGTAGTGTTACACTTACACCTTGTGCGCCGGTAGCACCTCGATCACCTTGTATACCTTGTGCGCCAGTATCTCCCTTAATGCCCTGTGCGCCTGTAGCACCCGTGTCGCCTTTTGGTCCTGTGGCTCCAGTATTTCCCTGTGGCCCCTGAGCTCCTGTGTCTCCCTTAATGCCTTGTGCACCGGTAGCACCAGTATCTCCTTTATCGCCCTTAGGTCCTTGTGCGCCAGCTGATACTGTAGCCCAACTTACTATAGTTCCGTTGGTAGTTAAGAATTGTCCGCTATGTCCAGCTTGTGAAGGAAAACTGGCAGATCCCCCGCCTGACCCGCCAATGATTGTACCACCGGGCGTATCGTCTAACTGTATGCGAAAGGTATTGGTATTAGAATCGTACCAAATACGATTCTGTTCACCAACTCGGGTATCTCCGTTAGCGTAACCTTGATAGCCTGTAAATAGTTTTTGTATAAAGGCCACGGAGATTATCCTCCAAATGGCTCGTCATCGTCTACTAAGTCAATCTTTTGATCTATGTGGCTCGGGATTCCAGCTAGCTTTTTCATCATCTCAATTTTTTGCTGTAGTGGAGGAACCATCATAGGTTGTTCGTGTTTAGTACTGTCGTCGCCGTCGTCACCGTGTCCTTCTTGCGGAGCAGTTTGCGCAGTGCCATTATTGACATTAACCACAACAGGAGCCTGTGCGGGCTTGTTATCTTCTACTTGATCAAGTAGATCTGCTATGCTGTGTAGTATGTCTGCCATTTTCATAATAATTTTTCCTGTTTCTATTAAGTTGGGAACTGTAAACTTGTTGTAGTTGCATTACTATTAGTTATAGTATGTGCGCTGGCACTACGATCTACTAGATTGCCGTCCAGTGCCAGTTTGGTATTAGCATCAGTTACCAATGTGCGGGGAGGTGTGAATGTTCCTGAATATCGAGCTATATTACTAATTCTAATGTTGGTAATATATCCGCCAAAGTATTGCCCATAGAATCCGCCAGCACCATTATTTCTACTACCAATAACTAGATTATAACTACCATTAGATAGTGTGTTGGCAGTATTTTGTATTAGTGTTTGCGCCACACCATTTACATATGGCGTGAATGTTGTGCCGTCTTTCTGAATAGCTATATGATTCCACACGCCTACCGTTGGCTCAGTAAATCTTACATTACCGTTGAAACAACCAATTTCTCCGTTAGCATGATAGCAGTCAATAACTGTTGCGTCAGCGGCCTGGCACAGTACAGAATAGAAGTGACTAGTACTATAACTAGGGTCGACTATCTTTTCCCACCATTCGATAGTGTAAGTATTGCCCAAGTTCCAATCAGATGCTGAACCCGATACTGTAACATACTTGTTAGTTGATCCATCAAAGCCGATGCTCTTTGATTTAACTATGGCTAAAAACATTTGACTAATTCTTGATCCACCCCATGTGTTAGAAAATGTAGTATCACCAAAGTAGTTGGTTAGGCAATCACGGAAGTCCTGATTGACACCGGTCGCATCAAATGTACCAATAGCTATAATAGTTCCAGGTAAGAATGTTCTTAGTAGTGCGGCTATCGTAGTGCCTAGACCGGGATTATTATATGTGTCATACCAGTTGGCACTTTGTACAGTACCGTCACTGTTTAAGGCCACTATAGTATGTCCACGACGCATACAGAATCCAAGTCCATTGTTGGTAGGAGGATCTTGTGGGCTTGGCAATGTAGTTGGGTTACCTGCTGTAAATGGACTAGCTGAGTTCCAAGTTACTGAGCCGTTGTTAATTATAGTAAAGTTGCTAGGACTTGTGTCTTTTAACAAATCACCGCTGGTTAATTCTGTTAACAACAGTTTAGTGTTTGTTACGGGCAACAAAGGATTGACCGATGGTGTAAACGTTGTTGTGTATAGGGCAGTACCTTTTACAATACGCAGGCTGGTTATTTTACCTGTTAACAGTAATCCTGTACTAGATCCGTCGGATACTCCGCCAACAAATACTCGCTGTTGTGTTAAGTTAGTAGTGTCAGTCTTACCAGCTGACCCTGTACCGTTTACCCACAACTTTACAATCCCGCCGGCTCTAGTTAATGCTACGTGATTCCAAGAATTCAATGTCATTGCAACTGATGATGTCCACTGTACCCCATTGGTATAAAACATTATATTCAAAGAATTATTGACTGTACCAAAATAAAATCCGGTTGTATCACCACCAGCTAGAGGATTAGTTCTAGTGTCAATAAATGCTTGATATCCTGAACTGCTGGTTGGATAAACCCAACACTCCCAAGTAAAATCTCCAGTACCCATTGTAGTATCGGCACTACCAACTAACGATAGATAGTTACTGCCGCTGAACTGTGCGCTACCACCAACTGCTGAGTTATCAATGTTGTCTGGACTGCGTGTGTGATCTGTAGCAACCATAACACCGTTGGCTCTTATATAGCTACCGTATATAGGATTGCCGTTAAAGTTTGTACAGATAAATCTCAGGCTTACTCCAGCAATAGTTTGATCAAATGTCATATAAGTGCCGGCATTTAACTGCTGTTCAAAGTAGCCATATTGATCAACGACAGGGATCGAAGTATCAGCTACTGATACTGTGCCGCTGGTAGCTACGATAGGACCGTTTATGCTGCCAGTACGAATGTGTATGATAATAGTTTCTGTACCTTCGGTTAGATAGTCATTTAATAGTGTTCTGCTAAATGTTCCTGATCCGCTGGTAATAGTAAATGATCCGCTGGCATTGTTGTCTGTAAAGTCTGGCCCAGTTGTAGTACCATCATCAGTCCAATACAGAGTTGTACCATCTGCTACGCCAACTGTAGTAATTGTATAGGTAACAGTATCCCCTTCATTAATTGCTGATGCATTGGGTGATACACTATAGCTAATAGAAATCCAAGGACGACCTATAACTAATCCGCCTGTATTAGGATTGTCTGTAATACCATTACCGTTGTACTGTGTAGGTAACTGTGTAATATCATAAAAAGCTCTAGAACGATAGTAATTCTTAGTAGGATCAGCACTACCTGAAATTGTTCCGTTGGCGGCAACTACTTTACCTTGGCGTTTTGCTGAAGCGATGTCAAGTTTAGCTAATTGCCGTGCTTGCTTGGTTGATAGTGTTGAAATGCCGTTCTTTGCCATGAATTCAGTCCTCTATGTATATTTAGTTTAAATACTGGACTATGATAAACAAAGAACCATTCATTAACCTGATAAAAACTCTAAAAGACAACGGCAAATATCGTGTTTTCAACGACATTATACGTGAGCGCGGTGACTTTCCCAAAGCAATTTGGTACGGCCCATACAACATCAAAAACATTGTTAACTGGTGCTCAAACGATTATTTAGGTATGGGTCAGCATAAAGTTGTACTAGATGCCATGCACACTGCTCTAGATATGACTGGTGCAGGATCAGGTGGTACCCGCAACATTGGAGGCACTAGTCATTATCATGTGGCCCTAGAACACGAGCTAGCACAGCTACATAACAAGAGTCGGGCACTGCTGTTTAGTTCAGCCTATGTGGCCAACGAATGGACTCTAATTGCTCTAAGTAAGATCATTCCTAATATAGAATTCGTCAGTGATCAGAATAATCACAATAGTCTAGTGGTAGGCATACTGCATAGCCGTGCAGCCAAAAGTGTATTTGAACACAATAATCTAGAAGATCTAGAAGCAAAATTAAAAGCCAGTAAGGCAGCTGGCAATATACCTTGCATAGTATTTGAATCCGTATATTCAATGGACGGTGATGTAGGATTGATTAAAGAAATATGCGATCTAGCAGACAAATATGAAGCAATGACCTACATCGATGAAGTACACGCTGTGGGTTTATATGGTGCAACCGGCGCCGGTAAGGTAGAGCAACTGGGTCTAGAAGGACGCATAGATTTTATTAACGGAACCCTGGGCAAAGCCTATGGAGTACAAGGTGGTTATGTTGCAGGAGATGCTATTGTACTAGATGCTATTCGCTTAATGTCAGCAGGTTTTATTTTTACAACAAGTATGAGTCCTGTTACCTGTGCAGGAGCACTCGCAGCTATCAAATATCTTAAAGATCACAATGAGCTAAGAGAGAAACATCAAGAGCGAGCTCGTAAATTAAAACATAGATTGCGAGCAGCTGGTATTCCTGTAATGGAATGTGCCACAGAGCACATTGTACCTGTGCTAATAGGCGATGCTAAAAAATGTAAAGCCATGAGCGATGATTTACTAAATGATTTTAACATTTATGTACAACCTATAAACTCGCCTACAGTTGATGTGGGAACGGAGCGGTTGCGTTTTGCACCTACTCCGTTTCATGATGATGGTATGATTGAGGACCTAGTACAGGCCCTAAGTGAAATCTTTAAGCGTACATACTGATCAGCTGAGTAATTCCAAAGAATAGGGCAGCTTTGATTTGATCAGCTTGTGCAGCTTCTTGTAGTTGTTGTGTGGCAATCATATCTTGCAATACTTCAGTCGCTTCACTTTTGCTCATTTGTCCACTGACCACTGCGTCATGTACTTGTAGAGCATATTGAGCACGTTCTGCTGCCCATTGATCACCACTTGATGCTACTTGATTTAATATATCGCTCATGATATTTTCCTTAGAATCTAAATAGAACTGCTTTTGATATTATGTCAGCCTGCTGAATCATAATTTTCTTTTTTAAGTCGCAATAGATAGGACTAACGGGTCCTTGATTCAAACGATCCTGATACTCTTTAACTGTTGTGGCAAACACAGCATTCAGTTTAGCCATGTCATCGGTACCTTTACTAGCCGCATACAGATTAAACCATTCTACTTGTCTAGCAATCGCAGCCAACTGAGCTTTTTGATCGCCTGTGCAGTCAAAATGGCGAACATCTACCTGTAGATCTACTGCGGCACGACTTTGATTATCGTCCCACTTGCTGGGAATTAGTCCGGTTATACTTGAGCAAGCAGTAAGACCTACAAAAGACAGTGCAATTAATAATTTTTTCATTTTTTGTGTCCTCTACGCATGTTTAACTGCCAACGAGCTAGTTGTCCTTTACGACCTTTACTATGACTGGCTTTTTCTAATTCAGCCATAGTAGCACCTTTAGGTATACCGTGACGCTGGCTATCGCCTGGACGTCCTGGACCTCGACCATCGGCAAAGTTTTCACTAGGTTTGCTGTAGGTGTAGGCATGCGGATCTGGTTGTCGCTGTTGTATATCTACTTTTACAGCTGGATCTTTACGGGTAACATGAGTGTTAGTAGTTTGTTTTATATTTGATTTAGGCACGTTAATTCCGTGGCCGCTTATTGGATCAACAGTTTCACCCTGCCAATCCTGCTCACCGTCATCGTGATGCCAAGCCATACGATCTGCCATGTCCTTTTTACGCCAATATTCTGCTTCTCGTTGACGCTGTAAATCCCTAGGACTATATTCTGCTGCTCTAAGTTCTTTGCCTGAACCATGTTCAGAGCCTAGATCTTGTAGACTATTACGTGGTTCTACATGTTGTTTGCTAGGAGTAGACTGTTGTTGCCCCTTCCATACTAGATTGCCAAATGCACCTTCATCTGTTCTATGATATTCACTAGCATCGCCGTCTAGGCTAACATGCCACGCATAAAATTTAGTGTGTGGGAATTCATTCTTCAAACTGACAAACGCATGCAGATTAGGTTCAGCATCATCGTACATGATTGCTTTAGTGAAGTGTGTTTTTTTTAATTGATCTCTGATAATAATCTTTTTCTTTTCTTCTGTTGAAAATTTGCCAACAAGATTACCTGCGCGATGCACGTGAACCTTATCCATATCTATTCCATACTTGCGGAATGTATCTAAGAACAGTTCTCTGTCATTGAAGTCTGCACGTGCAGTAACCATGATCACTGTATTGCCTGTGTTAATATCATGCTTCAGCTGATTGATCATAGGAATGATAGGTTTGGCATTATCAAAGAATTCACGTGCATCACGGAAATCACCAAAATCAAATTCTTCGTCTGGTTGCAGTTTGTAGTGGGTGAAATCGTGGCTGTTTAGACTTTTAACCACCTGACCGTCTTTGACTACATGAACTTTAGTTTGTGTATGAACTAAAGTATCATCTATGTCAAATATAACTAGTTTGCGAGGCTGTATTTCACGAGCTCTCATAGTCCCACAAGTTTAACTTGTCCGTCTTGACCTTTAATACCGACTTCCATACTGGGATATTTCTTTTTTAGATTTTTAGCATGAAACTGTGCTTGTTCTTGGCTTGCGTGATGTTGTAAAGGAATCCAAAATCCATCTTTGTAGCGACCTACTTCAAATGTAGCTGTATGGCCTTGTTCCTGTCGATCAATATCTATATTTTTAAAAGCACCTTCCCATAGTTCACCTAGGTGATTTGCTAATCCTTCAAGTAGTACCTGTTCAATACTACCTTGAACAGATTCTGCAGCTTGACGATATTGAGCTACGTTAGCAGCAGTTGGCTGTTGTCTTTTAGCTCTCATTGGTACAACATTTGACACAGGTGCTGGTTGTTGTGCAGCCTGTGCCGCTGGTTGTTGTGCAGCCTGTGCCGCTGGTTGTTGTGCAGCCTGTGTTTGAGCTTGCGCCTGTGCAGCTTTGGCCTGTTGCTGAACAGTCATATCTGATTGTTGAGCTACCTGCTGATTAAAGTCTTGGAAACGTTTTTCTTTTTCTCTAATGTCAGTGACTAGATTTTCTATTTGTTGGATAAGTCCTTTGATTTCTGCTCTTTGTTGTTCATTTTCTGCAGAAAGGTTATCAATCATGCCCTGATGTTCTTCTTCTTTTCTGGATAAGAAAGCTAGCAGAGTTTCTAAGTGATTTTGTTTAGGTCCTACTTCCTGTGCAGCCTTAAACAACAAACTTCTAATAGCAGGATCAGTTCCGTGATAATTTAAAGGATCAGCTGTCTGACGATCAGTATCTTGATCTTTTTTATGTGCCTTATGATTTTCTTCTTCATGCACATTAGTAGGAATCACTGAAGGGTAAAACTGTTGTCTATTTCCAGCGTTTCTTTTTAACCAATTAAAAACATACTGTTGTTCTTGTGGATTGAGCCTTACCACATCATGTCCTTGGATCTTTCCAGTTGTTGGATTAAAAATAATGCTAGCCAGAGGCTTAGAATGTTTTCCATGTGAGTGTCTATTTCTGTCAAACACGTACATCACATTTCCATCTTGTAGATTGATCATTTTAGGGTGTAGACTGCCCCCCATTGATGGATATACTTTTCTTCCTGCTGATTTTAGATAAGGTTGAAACTGTTTTAGATTATGTACGGTAGTGGAAACCTGTGAAGGACGCTCGATTCCTGGTAGTGTTTTTCCTGGAATCTTTTCATGAGGTTCAAACTGTTTTTCACCCTCGGGAGGCATCACTGGCTCAGGTATTCCTGGTAGTTGCTGTTGGTACAATTCCTTGGCAATTTCTTCAAATAAAACACCAAGTTTTTTAGATAACCCTAGCAGTAAATCCCGTTCAATCGTCTTTTTTATCATATTCCAATCCACCTAACCCACATCCTAGACAAGCTAGACACTCAAACATCGCTATAAGGATTCTTTGGAGTGTCGTAGCCGTCATCTTCGGGATACACAGGGTATTTATCTGGATTAGTCGGTACTTGCATTTGCGCCACACTTAGCACGTTTAGCATTGGTTAAAGCGCCAAAATCAACTGGCCATTCTTTACCCGGCGCAAGTTCAACTGCACCTTGTGGAAACGCAAATTGCACACCAGCATCTTTCATAATAGTAGCAACTGGAACACGGAACTTGGTTAAGTCATTACCCAAGTTTGGATACGGTGCTGTGTGCGGAAAGCCCCATCCTGCGATCTCTTTAGTTTGATTGTTGATAACGATCTTGTAGAAACCATGTGGTACAACTACGCCTTTACCAATTGTTTTGTCGCCTGGGCCATATAAACCACCTACATAAACTGTATATGATTGACCGCGTTGTACTGCCCAACCACGTACTGATGTTTCTAACAGTTTCCAAATACCACGGTTCAAACTGCCCGCTTGTGGGCTCATATTGGTCATCAAGAAACTTTCGAACTCTACTTGAACGTCCCATGATAAGTCACCATCTGGACTCATGTGTCCTTTATCGTAACCTGTACCAGCATAGTCAGCTGGTGTAGCACCATTTGGCACGGACTGATCAGCAGCAAATGCATTAGTACGAGCAACACATCCTAGTGCGTTTTGTGGCAATAGTTCATATGTTACATATTTAGGCAACTTGGCTGCCGCATCATATCCAACTAGATATGCTTGACGGCAAATTGGTGTAACACCAGCTGTTTGTGGGAAACCGTATGGAGCATGTGGTTGGCATGCTTGTGGAGGATTTGGTTGGCGTTGTGTCCAAGCGAAACTGCTAGTAGCAACTAAGGCTAAAACCAAGCCTAATAAGTATTTCTTCATGAGTAGTACTCCTATTATAAAGTACTACTATTTATGATGTTACCCGAACCAGCCTATCTTCTTTCCGGCTGCTTTACGTTCATCGTATTCTTCTGCTGATTTAGGGTAGGCCATAGCCCACCATGCTATCAAGGCCATAAAGATACCTGTGCAGGCCACTGCTTTGACATTGTGTGTAGTGAACCACATGATGATAAGACTGCTGTCCATTGTTAATACCATAAGCCAGCGAGCCTTAACTGGAAATACACGCTTCTCTGCCCATCCACGTAGGAATGGTCCAAAAATACGATGATTCATCAGCCAATTATGCATACGATCACTGCCCTTGGCAAAGCAATAGGCTGCTCCTACTGTAGGAGTTGACCAAGGGATACCGGGGGTAATCAATCCAATATAGGCTAACCCTAGGCATAGGAACCCTAGTGCGCACCACAGTGCCTTCTTAACTTTTACTGTAAAAATTGTAGCCATTCTGTATACCTTATGTTGAATTCTTCTTTCTTACGTTTACTTACCAGTTCATAGTAGTCTGGCTTGTAGGGTTTGATTTTAGGTTTCCAACCTTTGGTAACATCACTCTTGGCTGAATTACATGGTCCACATGCTGTGGTGCAGTTTTCCCAAGTAGTCTTTCCACCTTTTGACACAGGTATTACATGATCTAGAGTTGACTCCTGCCGTGTGATATGTTTGCTACAGTACTGACAACGACCGTGATCGCGTAGATATACATTTGTGCGACTGAAACGTACAACAGTTTTAGGTTTCATGTACTCTCGCAACATCATAACACTAGGGACCTGTGTTTCCCAATTGGCAGAGCGCACAATCCAATTGTCGTGAAACATTAGTACATCGGCCTTGTCTAAGACCATATATCGGATTGCATCTTCCCAAGTTAGTGTGCTCAATGGCATGTAGCCCACGGGTGCGCCGTCAGCATTGAGCAATAATGTTGCCGCCATTATAACCTCTTTTAATTATTTATTGTACTACAGATTACAGTCTATGCTAGGATGTTTTGAGCAAATTCCTGCGCAGAACGATCGAGTGCCTCGCACCATTGATCTTTTTGATCTGACTTAAACACTAGGCTAGCATCACTGTTTACAGTACACCAACTGTTGTTGTGTTCCCAACCGTTTTCGCCTTTGATTTCACCTAACAACTGTCCAGGGCCCCAACCGCACATACCCAAGAAGATTCTCCATTGTTTTGGACAATCTCCTGCACTAAGTCTAGGTAGGATATCTTCTGCAGAGCTAACTGAAAACTCGTTGTTAACATGCATGGTGTTTTTGCTGACCCACTCATTGGTATGTAGGAAACTTAGACTTTTAACATTCACAGGACCACCTACATAGAGGTATCCTGGCAAGTCTAAAGGTATGCCTAACTGTGCGCCAAATTCATTTAGAGTTAATTCACTACGTTTGTTTAGCACCAACCCGGCGCTGCCACGTGTGTGATGTTCAGTGATCATGATCACTGTCTTGTGCCAGAAGTTATTTTTTACAGCTGGGGGTGCGATTAGTAAGTTACCTACAATATTCATGCAGGTATTTATTAAGCAGTTCTTTGTATGGAATTTTTTACATCACCGACAGTGATAGCACCATCTCTGTTTTTATCTAATCCGGAGTTCTGTGCATAAACTCTACCGGCAAATCCGTCAGCACCATCTTGACCTAGTACAGTATCGTTAGGATAGCCTACAAACTTAGGCATAAACACCGCCATATATAGGTCCCCTAGTGTGCCGTTACCTACACCTACTTTCTTAAAATATTTGTAGACGTAGTCTAGCTGTTGTACAGCATCCATTTGCGCTAATTCAGCTGTGGTAGTACCTAGGTCACGAGCAGTGTTAGGCATAAACTGAATCAATCCTACTGCGCCACTGCCTGCCTTGTTATAGATACTTGGATTAACACCTGATTCAAATTTCATTATGGTCAGTAGGTCGCTAGACTTAACACCTAGGTCGTTGGCAATCTTATCTAGCTTTTTATTAAAGTCTGGATCTTGGATAGCTGACACATCAATTTTCTGTGCATCAGCACTGTTAGGGCGATCTAAAACAGTTTTGTATTTGGCCGCAATCTCTGGCTGATGATCAGCTGCATGTCGAGTGTAAGGTCCTAGCAGACCATCTAGCCCATCGTGATTAGGACCAAAGGTTCCTAAATTTTCACCCTTGGCTTTTAATTCTTGTTGCATGGCAAACACATCTTTATCGCCAACTATTTGAGGTCGAGGATTGAATATTTTAGTATCAACAAATTCTCTAAATCGCATATTAACTCCAGTCGGGCAACTTGCCCCCATATTTGGCGCCTTTGATCTTATGACCACCTACTGTGATTCTACTATTAGGACTTTTACCTAACTTGTGTGATTTCTTACCATCCCTAGCACGGAGCCCTTGACTTTTACAACTAGCCAACTGACTAGCACCCAGGTCTGAGTCTGACCTTGAACTTAGGCATAATGCACGTGATGCTTTGCCATGTTCATCAAGGAACATTTCACCTAATACATCTGCATGTTTATGGGCATACATTAATTCTTTTTTGGCTTCGGTGGCATTGTCAAAACCTACTACATCATATCCTGATGCATAATGTTTAACATACCAATTGCCACCGCCTGGACTTGCTTCTGGATCGATACCAATCTCACCTACAGGCTTGCCTAGCTTGTCTTTGAATATTTTTTTCATAACATCTGAATGCTGTTCTTTTACCTTGTCAAGATGATTAGCCAATGCATCTATAGCAGCACCTGAACGCTTTTCTTGCGGAAGTTTAGCTATCTCGGCTTCACGTTCTTGATGTGCTTTTTCACGAGCGTTTGACGCCGCAGTCCACTTTTCACGAGCAGTTTTGCCTGCTTCAGCAACTGGGATCGATTTCTTGTGTTTTTCTTTACGTGGAACTTCTAGAGCACGTTTAGGATTTTTGTGTTGACCCGATCCTTTAGCTACCTTTTGTGCAGCCTTGGCCACAGGATTAGGTGTTGACGATTCAGTTAAAATATCAATTATACGCATAGTAGTGTATTTATAGTTTCTACTGTGATAAAAACTCAAAGACGTTTAACCATTTACGTTTGCCTATAGTCTTCTTTAGCAGTGTCAAATCTGCACAAGTTTTATGGCGCATGCGATACTGTTCATCTGGGGGGATTGGTACGAATTCTATGTCTACACGCTCTTGTTCTGCTATTTCTTCTGCTATATCTAGAAAACTGTGTGCTAGTCCTGCACCACAGTTCCAAATACCCGATCCGTTAACAGTTTTAATAAAATCTATGTGTAGACGGCAAACATCGCCGACCCAAGTCCAATCACGTTTGATATTTTCAGCATCTTCCCAAACTGTGATCTTGCCTTCGTTGCGAGCCTGTTCGCGCCACTTGTGTATTACATTAGCACGATGCCCACGCAAGTGATTATATTTGCCATAAACATTAAAGTAACGGAATCCCTGTACATAGATGCTAGGACTCTGTTGAAACACCCAACGATCAAATAGGTACTTGCTCCAAGCATAGGGAGTCTGTGGGTGGCACTGGGCACTTTCACTAAAGTCTTTGGTGTTTCCGTAGACTGAACTAGAGCTGGCGTACTGTAGATTAACACCATGTCGATTACAGTCATTGAACAGACGTTGGCTGAACTCTAAGTTCTGCTTCATAATGCGGTCAACATCTGTATCAGTCATGTCAGCTATGGCGCCTAGATGCACTACCCAGTCATATTCACTTACGTCAGGGAATTCGTTTGGGTCGTAATCATAACCGTCTACCGACCAACCTTCTTCTGCCTGCATCCAAGCAGTCATATTTCGTCCAATGAAACCTTCACAGCCAGTTACTAATATCTTCATGAGATATTTATTAACCGTGGATTTTCTTAGTTTCTAATGCTGATACTAGGAGATTGAATGTGTCGATAGCGGACTTAGTGTTGGGCACTTTAACATATCCTCGACGGGCCTGGAATCCTGCTTCAAGTCCTGCTGATTCCACAGTATCAGTAAAGG